ATGTATCTACATTAAACCATTTTTTATAATGTCCCATAAAATCTGCAACTATTCCATCTATATCACAGATGATTTTTAAATCTTTCATAAATTACTTTAAATCTTTCTCTATGTATTAAATATTTGTTATTCTCCTACTGAATTTTTTAGGAGATGTTTTAAAGAATTAGTATATATTTTTATTAGGTCAAGACAATGTATTATCTCTAAGGTATTAAAAACACTATCATGATATTTGTTTCTAAAATTAGAAATACTATGTAAAGCAGCATCTATATCAACTATACATTCTTCTAATTCTATTTTTTGTACTTTATCCATTTAAATATAACCTTTTCGTATTTTCTATTAAGTCGAAAGTTTTTAAACTTCCATATTTAGAATAAAAATCTGATATATCTTTAGCCTTATATCTTCTCGGAATATATATAGGAAGTATATCAGAAAATTTCTTTCTAATTTTATTCATATTACTAATCCCAGCTAAATCAGAATCATAAAACAAGAATATTTTTTTAAATCTTTCTTTTAATTTAGAATATAAAACATCACTCACAAACTGATTTTCTGAATTAGGTGCAATTGCGGGTATTCCAAGTTCATATAAACACATAACATCTTTAAGGGATTTAGTTATTACTAAATATTCTCCATTCTTCGGCATGTTATGAATACCTTGAATTATACTTTTCTTATAATTAGTTATGAAGCGATATTTTTTATTCATCGGGTAGTAAATTTTCCACAATTGCTTCTCTTTGTCCTTAGTGGGATAGTAATACCCAAACTGAAACTTTTTAGAGGTGCTAAATGAGAATATTTCATTATTTAAATACACTAGTTCTAGGGAGAACACAAAGAATTTCTTTAAAGTATTTAGACTTATTCCAAATTTTCCCCACCATTTTAATTCCTCTTCCGTAAAATCCTTAACTTTAACTTTAATAATAGATCCCTCTGTTTTTTCAAATTTCGAATTAGTATATTCTTTTATACAAGATTTATTAACTGGAAAGTTAATATTTTTTCTTATCCCAAAGTCATTAGCAATAATTGCTAACGCTTTAGAATAAGAAACATTATATTTATACTTAACTACCTCAATAAAATTTCCATAAAAATCGCCCCTAAAATCTTTAAATACCAATCTTCCTGCACTATCTCTAAAAAATGCACATGTAGGAGTATTATCTTTTCTAAGTGGGGATTTAAATAATCCTTTTTTAACTGGAATTCCCAAATAATGTTCCATATAAGTTTCTTCTGAATTATATCTAAGTAATAATTCTTGAGTTAACTTCTCAGAGAACACGGAATCGTAATCAGCTATTAAAGGACTAGAAACATCTACTTTACTGAGGTTAACTCCCATTACAGAGTCATATTTTCAAAATCTTCCATATTAATATCCGAAATTTCCTCCGGATTAGAAGAAATTAATTCTTCTGTGGAAGTAGCAGTTCCAGAAGCAGCTTCTTCTCTAGCTTTAATCTTCTTGATTTCAGAAGCAGTAAATGCAATATCTCTATCTTGTTGTTTCAAAATTTCTACATTGCCGATAAAGTTATTGTTTACATACGCATTTCCTTCTTTATCTACTGCTGCAAAGAAAGGAAGACTGGCAAATCCTGAGCTATTCTTAATTAATTTAAGTTTACACCATACAGGAGTCTTTTGTTTAATAACAGCTTGGAGAATTGCAACCATCGAATCCCGGAATTGTTTCCAGCTCTTCATTTCAAGTTTTACTTCTCCTTTAATTAGTTTTTCATTATATTTAGGTGCGAAGTGTTCAATATAACACCGGAACTTTAATACTGCGGAATCATACATAGACGCAGAAGTTCCCCATCCGAATGTTTTTCTTTCAATAGAGTCTTGTGTTAATTCAAAGGTTTTATCTTCAAAAGTTGCTCCATTTTCATCCTCAAATACTACGTTGATAGTATCTACTTCCCTTCCATCTTTTAATTTTTGTCTATCAGCTTTCGCTTCTTTTAATTTAACAATATGAATTTTATCACCTTGTAAATAACTTCCTTTAGCTAATGTGTGTTCTCCTGCGTTGTTAAAATCTGCTCCAAAATTTAGTGCCATAATGTTTAAATAAATTAATTAGTTAAATTAAAAAGTGTTTCATCATCTAGATTTATTTCTTCTAATCCCTCTAAATCTAAATTTTTAAGATCTGTCGGAATCTCATAATCTCCCTCATCTTCCAAAGTAACTTCAAAAGGAGTTTTTAATTCCCTTGTATAAGTTTTCTTTGTATCATCTTCTGATTCGTTAGAATCAAAAGTTACAATATCTTTATTAGATTTAATAACTTTATCATCTGCTTTAACTTCTTTATCTCCAATTAATTTACATGTTTTAGAATTTTCGGAAGTTTCCTCGAATCTAAATTTTGTACCATAGATTAATAACTGTTCTCTCTGTTTTCCTCTATAAGAAAGAGTAAGACTTTTAGTTAATTTATTTCCAGATTCTGGATCCGCAAAAACTTCTGATTTAGCAATTACTGGAAAGTAAATACCATTCTCTTCTTTAAAAGAGACTAGTAATCTATCTCCTGGTTCAGCATTAATTATATCTAATAACTTCTGAGTTAATACTAGTTTATTATCTTCCAGAACTATTGTATCCTGATCTTTTTTAGATTTAGATCTTTTAGGAGTTACTACAGCAATAGTTTTAGAAGCTGCTTCTTCAAAAGAGTCGGATGGTTTATTAATTCTAACTCCAGTAACTTTTAAATTATCCGATAGAGTAACTATAAGATTAAGTTCTATTTCCATTTTATAATTCTATATTTGAAAGTTTATCTACTTCAGATTCCTCTTCAGATATGTTAGAATTTTCAGATTGATCTTCCTTATCTAAAATATCTGTAACATTAATCTGGGGAGTAGTAACTACATCTTCTCCACTATAAGGTTCGGAAGAATAAATACGATCCCAATGAGGTATTAATTCCCCATTTCGATTCTCGATTAATACAAACTTCTTACCATCTAATCTAGGAACTCTACATTTACATTCTGCTGCAAGCTGTTTTATATCAAAAGTAATAATAGTATTATCATTTATATCCCTATATAAATATCCAGCTCCATCATATCTAGATGCAATAATATCAGATAATTTTCCAGCTAAATCAATATCTTTTATAGTTAATTCATTTTCATTTATTTTCGCATCTTTTGAATGACATACTAGAATAATTCTTTTACATACTTGTTGTAATAATCCGATTACTGCTAAATATGAATCTCTCATATACTTTTGGCCTAACCCAAAAGGTAAACTATATACATCAGTTACTTTTAGTTGTTCTGGATTCTTTTCTGGATTATATGCATTAGATTTCTTCCACAAACTTAAGGCGTATGGTTGTAGAATTTCCTCTAAAGAAGTTAAAGTATCTAGAGTTATATATTTATAAGGACATCCTGCTGCCTTAACTTGTTTACATACTTCTAATATATCTTTAACTGAAGAAACATCTACTTTTAATGCTTCAATATACGCTGTTCCCTTTTCTGTATCTAGTATTAGATTATTATCTAATAAACTTAGAGCCGTAGATTTCCCGGATTTTGGCTTCGAGAATATAACTAATACCCTAGGTTCAGTTTCTGTTGGTTGTATTTTACTTGTTGGTAATACTATAGCCATTTATACATTAAAATTAAATTCAAGTACTTCATCTTCTTCATCTTCTTTAATAACTCTATCTAACTCTTCTTTTTTCTTTTGTTGATTATCAAATTCTTCGAATAAATAATCCATTCTCAGAACTCTATCGTAATCAAATCTCTTTCCATCTTCGGGAGGATCTAATTCTTTAAAATATCCTATACTTCCTTGGAAAATACAACCCTCAACAACATCAGACTGTCCAAATCGTCCTTTAAGCAATTGGATCAACCTAAAGTTATCTCGTAATTTCTTAATATCAAACCCTTCACACTTAGCCTTCTTCTCTCTGAATGGATGATAGACACCAATAACAATTTCTGATGCTTGTGTCATGTCCGCAGTATCCTGAGCATCTTGTAATTCGAGATAATTATGTTCGGAATTTCTTCTATCCATAGATTTAAATTGTCTATTAGCTTGTTGAACAGCGCATATTGTCATATCACACAGATTACGGTAATAAATAAAATGTTTAGCTGTTTCATCTATTTCATGCTTAATTCCGGAACCATTATTCTTTAATAACTTACAATGGTCTAATACTGCTATTAAATATTGATTTCTATCATTCTTTATATACCTCTCACCATTATCGTCTGTTTCAAACTTCCCAAAATATCCAGCCCATGCTCTGAGGATATTATATACTCCAGTGGAATTTAAAGGAGTATCGTAGATGGTTAATTTATCATCTACTTTAGTTAACCAATCCCTAGCATCGTAGATGTATTTAAGTTTATCGTTTGAAACAGGTTTATCTAATGAGAATATTTCAGAATAACTAATATCAATATGATATTTATCAAGGATATAAAGAGAGAGAAGTTTAGCGAGAAGTACTTCTTTTGACATTTCAAAGCTTAATGCGAGAATATTTACAGGTATCTCTGGATGTTCTAAGGAATAAACTAAAGGTTTATAGATATACATGAATATGGCCACAGAACTCTTACCTGCCAATTATATTACGTATATATCGTTTCCATATATACTCTTACACTTTCGTGTAAGATTAGACTATTTCATTATAATATTAAAATATTATACCATCTGCTTCGAGCTACTTAGCCCTACTCTCTTTCGAGATAGTCGTTGAACTTTCTCCATAGATTACATCCTTAGGAGCTTAGCTGCTAATTATCACATAATTTAGTATTTTTAACATTCACATTTAGAATTTCTTCTGATGTTTTAGTTACTAAATCTTCGCGAGTTCCTAGCAATTCAAATGGTTTTCTATTTATTTGTATTAAATAGGGGCACTTAATTTACCCGAATCGGCAATAACTGTGCTCATAAACCTTCTTTGTATACCATATATATACTTATCCAATTTAGGAAATCCGGATGGTATACCCATATTATTCCCTTTCTTCCCTTCTTCTACTTTTTGATAAAAAGAATCAATTAAATTCATATAAGAGTATTTATATCCACCGATCCCATACCCTTATCCCTAGCCTCTTTTAAAGCAATCCATGATTGGTTAATAACGAATGTAGAAATCCCCATTTTTATCATATCATTTTCTTTTCCCCATTGTAGCAGGTCAATTATTTCTCTATGTAATGTTGGATTCCATTTTATAGTCTTTCCGTAAAAGAAAAAGAAATCTTCCATAGATCCGAAATGATTCCCAGTCGTTATACTACGAGCATTTACAGGAGAATTATTAATGTATATAAAACTTGGGTATTCTAGGAACAATTCCTTCCCTAATTCCCCAGAATGTTTTAAATAAGACTTAATAAAATTAGCAGTGAATGGAATATCTAATGGATATGTTTTCTTATCTTCACCTTTTACATAATTAAACTGTAAATCATCTATCTCAAAATGATCTCCTTTTTTAATATTCATCTTTTTTAATACTCCTTTAGATTGGAGAGATTCAATTATATCATATTTAAATCCACCTATAATTTTACTATATCGTTCTAAAGGATCTATCCTTCCCTCAGGATATTGAGCGAGAAATAATAATTGTATAATCCACCATTCCTCGGCTGATAGATTATATTGTGTCATTAGATCTAATTCACGATCTAATGAGATTGAGATTTTTTCCATTAATGTTTGTTTATATTGTTATACAATATAACACAAACAAGCACGGTTAATTCTAGTTTATTAGATGTTACGTGAATGGAATAGTGTTAGTTTAATTCTTCTATAAGATCTATATATTGTTCTCCAATTGCGTTTGGTTCTATATCAACTATATTAGCAAGCTCAACTAAATCATAAGCATTATAAAAGTTACCAATATCTTCAATTATATTTGTAGCATTTCTATTTATATAGCCCTTATTTATGAAACATTTAATTTCTTCTTCGGACTCTGCATACACAGTAGTTGAGACTTTTACATCACAAGGAATGGTTAACGATATATCGTAATATGGCATAAATCAATCCGAAATTTCTGTTATAGATTCAAGATCCTCATATATAACTGGTTCATCATAGTATGTATCTACGGTAGTAGATATCTCTACAAGATCTTCTATACAATTATAATATGCAATATCCCCAAATTCTCCTTGTTTAGGATCTCTATCTATACACATATCATATTTGAAAAGCTCCTTAATCTCATCTTTTGATTCGGCATATACTTCAATTTCTTTAACTTGTGTACATGGTACATTCATTAATATTTTATAATATGGCATAAAATTTTTACATCTAGTACGTACTCATCCATTTTTAGTATATGTAGTTACATCTATAGGAAATCCACATGCCTCACATATTTTCGTGGATGATTCTTCCGCTTTGTCATTTTCATCGAGAATATCAAGTATTTCACATAAACTAGTAGCTAAGACACTTAGTTCTATAGTATCTATCAAAGTACGTATCTTTTTTGCAATATCCTGTTCTATAATCATGTAACTAAAAGTCTGTACATTTTTAGAGATTGTAAAAAAGATTACATTAGTCTTTTTATAAAAACTAATAATATACTTTGTAATATCAGAAGAAGATGTTTTTAATACAAATCTCTCACCATCATCTTCCAATGAGAATTTATGAAGATCTAATCTTAATAAATTCTTTAATATTACTTTCGGGGATAAATCTTTCATAATCAATAATTAAAAATCATTTCTGGCCCTTCTATTCTTTCTTCAA